CAGAGCTGGTATTGGATCGGCGGTTTCTGCGTGCCGAGCGACGTCACCACCAACCCGCTCACCATCCCGACCTCCACCAACAGCACGTACAAGCGCGCGGTGATGGTCGAGCACCTGGGCTGAGCGCGATGGCCTTTCTGGAAAACCAGCTCGTGGATATCCGCAGGTTCTGCGGGTATCCGGTGTATGGCGTCGGCGCCGCGGGATTTCAGGGGTGGCGGTTCTTCCAGGCGTACGGCCTGCTGGAATACCGCATGCAGAACCTGGCTCCCCAAGAGGAGACCGTGGTGCTGAACTATCTCACGCAGCTCTACGTGCTCGAGGCGGCGGTGGTCGGCGCGTCCGACCGGCTGGATACCGAACAGGCGGCGGTGTGGACGCGCAACCCGCAAGAAGTGCGCGAGCGCACGCGCCTGTTCGACGACTGGCGGCGGCGCCTGGCGGCCTTCATGGGGGTACCGCCGGGACCCGCGCTGGGTGACGGGAACATCGAACTGGTGGTGTAATGGACTACGACCGGATCGACGACCTGATCCAGGCCGGGCGCGGCCGTGCGGCGATTGCGATCGGCGACTGGCACGACCTGCACCGGCCGACCGATGCCGTGGCCCCGCTGCAAGGTGCGACCACGATTATGCGCATGCCGGCCTTCTTCACGCCCAGCGAGGCGCGCGGGGTGGCGTATGGCCATCCGCTGTTCGAGGGCGTGCTGGATGCCTCGTACACGCAGGCCGGGGACTACCTGGTGGGGCCGACCTACACCTGGTTCGTGGCCAGCCAGCAGCAGTTCCTGCCGGTCCTGTGCATCAAGGCCACGCGTATGCTCAGCGTGCAGCGGGTGGTCCCTGCGCAAGGCGTGGGCCTGGGCTGCTATGGCGGGCTGCAGCGCGCGCAGGCCCTGCCGGTGCTGACGGGGTGGCCGGCGAGCGTCGTGTCGCACGGTTTCGGCATGGATCGGGTAAACCTGCCCGCCGATGCGCAGCTGGGCGGCTGGAGCGTCCTGCTGCCGGTGCTGCCCGGCATCGTGCTGCGCACCGGCGACCTGGTGACGGACGATCTCGGCCGTGCCGGCGTCGTATCGTGGGCGGAGCTTTCGGATCTCGGCTGGCGGCTGTTCGTGCGCCAGGCGGCCACCTGATGGCCGATCAGAGCCAGGTCGAGCAGGTGCTGGCGGCGATCGTTTCGGGCGTGCTGTATCCGGCGGGCGTGGCCGGCCCAAGCCTGGTGGGCGCGCCCTGCCGCATCCATCGCGGCTGGCCGGACGCCGCCGGGCTGGACGCCGACCTGCTGTCCGGCCTGGTCACCGTCACGGTCGCGGCCGACCCACGCACGCAGCGGACTACCACGCGCTATCCGGATGGGTGGCGCTCGCTGGCCGCGGTCGCGGTCACGCTGCTGGTGAGCGTGCAGGCCAATACCGCGACCTTCTCCGGCGCGGCCAATATCGGTCAGATCGCCGGGTTGCTGGTCGATCAGGTTGCGGCCGTGCATCGCACGCAGGTCGGCGACACGCCGTTCACCGTGGCGGCCACGCTGGCTTCGCTGCTGGCCGGGATTCCCGGTCCGCTGAGTGCTACGACGGTCGAGGCCGGCATGGTGATCCTGCCGGACGGATTGGTGCCGGTGGCGCGCGTGGTGGCGGACCAGCCGAGCATCCGCGAGACGCGGCGGCAAATGCAGGCGTTCCGCATTGTCTGCTGGTGCCCCGATCCGGGAACCCGCGACCAGGTGGCCAGCGCGATCGACAGCGCCTTTTCCACGTACGATTTCCTGGGCCTGCCGGACGGCATGGCGGGGCGCCTGCGGTTCATTGCGACGACGTCGACGGATCGCGCCGAAGCCGCGGCTCTGTACCGTCGCGACCTGATCTATACGGTGGACTACGCCACCACGATCACCGCCAACCTGCCGCGCCTGCTGATCGAGGGGATGCGGGTGGAAGCCGACGGCGTGCTGGTCAAAACCCTCCTGAGCTGAACGGAGATCCGATGAGTATCAAGCTGGTGGTCGTGCGCGCCTTCGGGCGGCATGCGCGGGGCGACGTGATCGACGACGCGGGCGAGGCGGATCAGGTGCTGCGCAGCGAACACGCGGCCTGCGTCGTGCGTGTGCTGGCCAACGGGAAGGAGGGCTGACGCGATGCCGATTGTCCAGCAGGGCAGTATCAACACCACCGCGCTGGTGGTGCCCGATCTGTACGTGCAGATCGTTCCGCCGCAAACCCTTCTGCTGAACGGGGTGCCGACCAACATCGTGGGTGTGGTCGGCACGGCGAACTGGGGGCCGATCGGCCAGCCGGCGATCATCGCCACGATGGCCGATTACGCGCAGAATTTCGGTTCGGTCAACGCCCGCAAGTTCGACATGGGCACGGCTGTTGCCTGCGCCGTGCTGCAGGGTGCCAGCGACTTCCGCTGCGTGCGGGTGACCGATGGCACCGACACCGCAGCGAGCCTGACGCTGCCCGGCACCAACGTGGTGCTGACGGCGCTGTACACCGGCAGCCTCGGCAACCAGATCGCGGTGACGCTCGGCACCGGCAGCATGGCCGGGAGCTGGCGTCTGACGGTCGGGCTGCCCGGATATCCCCCGGAACTCTACGACAACCTCGTGGGGACCGGCGCCGGGCTCTGGAGCGTACTGGCGGCTGCCGTGAATACCGGGCAGGGGCCGCAGCGCGGTCCGTCGCAACTGATCGTGGTCCATCCCGGCTCGACCACCGTGGCGCCCGTTGCGCTCACGACCAGCTTCGCCAACGGCACCGCGGGCAGCGACGGGGCGACCAGCGTGACCGCTGCAACCCTGGTGGGCGTCGACATTCCGCCCCGCAAGGGGATGTACGCGCTGCGCACCCAGGGATGCAGCATCGGCGTGCTGGCCGATACCGATGATGCCACGCAATGGACGACGCAGGCGGAGTTCGGCCTCTCGGAAGGCCTGTACATGATCCTGACCGGGCCGGCCGGCGACACCATTCAGAATGCGGTGTCGACGATGCAGGCGGCCGGCCTGGACACCTATGCCGCCAAGCTGATGTTCGGCGACTGGATCTGGTGGAACGACCAGGTGAACGCCACGACCCGCGTGGTCAGCCCGCAAGGCTTCGTCGCCGGCCGCCTGGCGAATCTGTCGCCGGAACAGAGCAGCCTGAACAAGCCGCTGTATGGGGTCGTGGGCAGCCAGACCTCCGGCCAGCCCGGCAGTGCCCAGGCGACCGCCTACTCGGCCGCGGAACTCACGGTGCTGCTGCAGGCCGGCATCGACGTGATCACCAATCCGCAGCCGGGCGGCTATTACTGGGGCGTGCGCGGCGGCCAGAACTCCAGCAGCAACGCTGCGATCGACGGCGACAACTACACGAGAATGACCAACTACATCGCGGCGACCTTGGCGGCCGGCATGGGCCAGTATGTGGGCGAGGTCATCAACGCCAACCTGTTCCGGCAAATCGAGGCCACGCAGATGTCGTTCCTGCAGGCCATGCTGTCGCAGGGTCTGCTGGGCAGCACCGACGGCAGCCTGCCGTTCAACGTGGTGTGCGACATCACCAACAATCCGCCCAGCCGCACCGGGCTCGGCTACGTGCAGTCGGACGCGCAGATTCAGTACCAGGCCATCAACGAAAAGTTCATCGTCAACATGGAGGGCGGCCAGACCGTGCAGGTGCAGCGGCAGACGCTGTCCAACACGTCCGGTGCCCTTTCGGCCTGAGGAGGATAGCGGATGTCGGGAACCACCAACGCCTTTTCGGTCGGCCGGGACTGCCAGCTTGTGGTGATCGCCCCGACCGGGCGGCTCGATCTGGAGCATGTCACCAGTTTCGAGGCACGCCAGGTCACGGCACCGGTGCGGGTCGACCGCATCGACGGCGTGCAGCTCGCGGCTGAACTGCCGAAGGGCTGGGACGGCAGCTTCGAGCTTGAACGCGGCAACTCCGTCGCGGAGGATTTCATCGCCCAGCTCGAGGCGCAGTACTACAATGGCGCCGCCATGACCGTCTCGACGGTCTATCAATACATCAACGAGACGGACGGCAGTACCAGCACCTACCAGTTCCAGGGGGTGGTTTTCAAGCTGGCGAGCGCGGGAGTCTGGCGCGGCGATGCGAGCGTGAAGCAGCGGCTGGAGTTCTACGCGACCCAGCGGGCGAGCGTGTGATGGACACGCCGTCCGCGCGCATCGTCGCTGCGGCGCAGATGGCCACCGAGGTGACCGATGCGCTCGGTCGCCGTCTGGCGGTGCGCCGGCTGGCCGCACTCGACCGGCTTCGCCTGTTCAAGGCCGCCGGCGCTGCACTGGCCACGAACCCCGGATGGATGGGCTTGGCCACGCTCGCCTTCAGCGTGACCGCGATCGACGACGTTCCGGTCCCCGCGCCGGCCACCGAGCCGCAGGTGGAAGCGCTGGTGGCCCGGCTGGGCGATGCGGGGCTGACAGCGGTTTCCGTTGCACTGTCGGCCGCCATGGCCGGCACCAAGGCCGACGCAAAAAACTGATCCGGCACCCCGATCTGGTGGATAGCCTGTTCCTGGTCCGGAACGGGGTGCCGTTCGACGTCGCCTTCTCCCTGCCGCCGGACGAGCGCACGGCGTGGGTCATCGTGCTGGGAACGCTGCAAGGACGTATCTACGATTTTGACGCGATGCGCTGGGAGGAATCGAGATGAGCGAGTCCGGCGCCGGGGTTCCGCCGGAGGGGGACGCGGCCGCGATCGGCTTCGCCGTGCTGGCGTCCGGGGTGGAGGAGGCGATCGCCGCGGCACAGGCCGAAATCGCCGCCATGGCCCGCGCCATGCAGCACGGTTTCGGCAGCCTGCAGGCCGCCACGCCGCCGGCCGAAGCGGTGGCCAAGGCCCGCTCGCCGGCGGCGGCGGAGGTGCCGGCCGCCATGACCGCGGCTCCGGAGCGCGCGGCGAGACCGGCGCCTGAGCCGAGCGCGCATCGACATGGCAGGCGCGAGGTGGCGCACCGTCCCGCGAGCGGGCCCGGGCCGGCGCCGGCGCGCATGAATCCGGCGGTGCCGCCGCCGCCGCCCGCGCGGCCCGCAGCGCCGCCCGCAGGGGTGGCGAACTCGGTCGCGGCGCCGCCGCCGAGCCAGGCGGCAAGCCCGTCCGCCGTGCCGACCGCCATCGCCGATGCGGTCCGGCCGGTCAGTCCGGCGCCCGAGCCCCCAGCTGTCCCGGCGCAGGCTGTCAGCCCGGCGGACGAACCGCCGGTGCTCCCAGTGCAGCCGGTCAGCCCGGCCGCCGCTCCGGCGGGCGGACCGCCGCCCGCAGTGCCGGCCAGCCCGCCCGACGGGCCGCCGCTCGCTGCGCCGTCCGCGCAGGTGGGGGCGCCCGTCACGCCTTTGGTCCTGGCGTGGGCTGCTGCCGCGCAGGCCCAGTCTCCCGCCGCTGCAGTCGCGGCGCCGGCGCTGCCTCCGGTGCCGCCGACACAAGCCGTGCCACCGCCCTCCGTGCCGGTGGCGCCGCTGGGTGCGGCACTGCCGCCGCCGGCCGCGCCCGTGCCGCGGACGGGGCATAACCGAC